CCTCAACCGGCGGTACGATTACCGGTAAGCACGCCCACTTGATTATAAACGACGATCCGCTCAATCCCAAGCAAGCGGAGTCCGAGGTAATGAGAAAGACGGCTTGCAATCATACCCAAACGCTTTCGTCCCGTAAGGTTGACAAGCGCAATACTCCGACCGTTACGGTTATGCAACGACTCCACGAAAACGACGTTACCGGGTACCTCCTCAAGCGCAAGAAAGACAAGATCAAGCATATTTGCTTACCGGCCGAGATCTCGGACTACGTAAAGCCGGCGGAGCTCGCAAAGCGGTACGTCGGAGGCCTCTTGGATCCGGTCCGCCTCTCCCGGGAGGTCCTCGAGGAGGCCAAGACCGACCTCGGATCCCGGGCTTATTCCGGCCAATACGGCCAAAATCCGGTACCGGACGGCGGTAATATCGTCAAGAGAGAGTGGTTTCGGCATATCTCCCGGGACGAGTTTGAGCGTCGCCGGGCCTACGAGCCGTATATTTTCTTTGCCGATACCGCCTATACGTCGGATCTCTCCAACGACCCGACCGGCATTATTGCGACGTGCAAGATCGGCAACGATATCTATATCACAAACGGAAAGAAACTTTGGCTCGAGTTTCCGGATCTTTGCCGTTTCTTGGTCCGTTGGACGTCCGAAAACGGCTATACGTCCGAGTCGTCGATCCGGATCGAGCCCAAGGCCTCCGGATTATCCGCCGTACAAACGCTCAAGAGGCAAACGGGCCTCAATATAACGATTACCGAGTCGCCGAAAGACGACAAGAAAGTCCGGATCTCCGCCGCCTCTCCTACAATCGAGTGCGGCCGGGTTTACGTCGTTGACGATTTCTTTACCGAGGAATTTATCGAGGAGGTTTGCGGATTTCCGGCCAAGGAGCACGACGAGTACGTCGATATCCTTGGATATGCGATTGATTATTACAACAACGCCGAGGAGGAGGACGAGCCTCAAGATCTCGACGGGGTATTTTGATTAACTTAATGTTTTAACGTATGCCAACTTTAGAGGAATTACTACAAGGCAAGACGCCGGCGCAACAAATCTCGACGTTGAAACTCCGCCGGAATTGCCCACCGGCTCCAAAAGTCAAGCTCTTGGACGACCAATTTAACCCTCCGGGGCACCGGATCAACGACCGGGGATACCGGCCGGACAAACCGATCAAGGGGACCCGTAAGGTAATGCGAAACGGCAAGGAGGTTGAGGAAAAGTATATCGAGCGTTGGGAGGAGGTCAACCGTATCGCCGTCTCGCTCCAAAAAAAGATCGTCAACTCCGCCGTATCCTTTGTCTTTACGACTCCGGTAATCCAAAAGGCCGATTTCGCCAAAGGATCCAAGGAGGAGGCCGTCTTTGAGGCTCTCAAGGCGATCTATTTCGCTAACAAGATCAACTCCTTTAACCGCCGGGTCGCCCGGGAGCTTTTCCGTTACGGAGAGTGCGCCGAGTATTGGTACCCGGTCGCCTACACCGACGGCAAAAAGCACGAAAAGTACGGGATCAATACCTCGTACAAGCTCAAGGTACAACTCTTTTCCCCGGGAAAGGGAGACGAGCTTTACCCGTATTTCGATGAAAGCGGCGATCTCCTCGCTTTCTCCCGTCAATACTATACCAAGGACGTCCTCGGCAAGGAGCAAACGTATTTCGACACCTACACCGCCGATAAGATCCTCCGTTACCACAAGGACGGCGGCGGTTTGTGGATCCTCGAGTCCGAGACTCCCAACCCGATCGGCAAGATCCCGGTCGTCTATTATTGTCAGCCGGGCCCGGAGTGGGCCGACGTGCAACCGTTGATCGACCGCCTCGAGAAACTCCTCTCGAATTTCGGCGAGACCAACGATTACCACGCCTCGCCCAAGATCTTTGTCAACGGCAAGATCAAGGGTTGGTCCAAGAAAGGCGAGGCCGGCGCAATTATCGAGGGCGAGAAAGACGCCGAGGCCAAGTATCTCTCTTGGGACCACGCCCCGGAGAGCGTCAAGCTCGAACTCGATACCCTCTTGAGGCTTATCTACTCGCTTACCCAAACGCCCGACGTCTCCTTTGACTCCGTCAAGGGGATCGGCAACGTTACCGGTATCGCTCTCAAGCTCTTGTTTATGGACGCCCACCTCAAGGTATTCGACAAGGCAGAGCTTTTCGGCGAGGGTTTCCAACGCCGCAACTCGATCGTCGGATCCTACGTCGGCAAAATGGATACGACCTACGAGGGTACGTCCGAGGATCTCTTTATCGAGTCCGTCTTTACTCCGTATATGATCGACACCAAGTCCGAGTGGGTACAAACGCTTATGCAGGCGACCGGCGGCAAGGCGATCCTCTCGCAAGAGAAAGGTACGGAGCTCTCCGGCCTTACTCAAGATCCGGAGGAGGACTACAAGCGGATCCGCAAGGAGGCCGAGGAGGACAATACGTTTGACGTTTTCGGTAAAGGAGAGTAAAGGCTATGCGTATTATTTGGGGTAAATTCGGGATCGATAAGATCTATCATTTGTACGGAGGCCTCTCTTGCGCCCTCCTTACGCTCTTTATCGTCCTCTTGGTCCTTATCCTTGGAGGAGTGGTCTCGCCTACTATGGGAGCCGTCTATATCAGTTTGGCGGCCCTTGTTGGCGGTATCCTCAAGGATCTTTACGACGCCTTGATCCAAAAGGAGGATTTCGACCTCGCCGACGTTACGTTTACTTGGCTCGGGTCGATCCCGATCCTCCTTATTTGGTTTGAGATCGTTTACCTTTTCCTCCGGTAACAATGGCAAGACCCAAGAGCGCAAAGCAATATCAGTACGAGCACCTCCTCCGGGCAAATCAATACTCGGGGAGGTTGACTCGTATCTACGACTCGTACGTCGCCGAGTTTACAAAGCTCGCCGAGACCCTCGATATCGATCCGAAAAAGGTCTTTTCCTTTGCGGATTACCCGGAGGCCCTCGAGAGGTGCAACAAAACCCTCGAGAAAGTCGTCCGGGACGTCGAGATCTTTTTCGACCGGGCAACCCGGGAGGAGTGGGCCGAGTCCAACCTCAAAAACGACGAGCTCGTCGATTATCTCTTTGAAAAGACCGGTATCCCCAAGGAGAGGCTCCAAGCCTTTTACAACCGCAATACCGACGCTCTACGGGCTTTCCAAACGAGGAAAGAAAACGGCTTTACGATCTCCGACCGTATTTGGAAAGTAACGGATCAGTACAAGGGAGAGATCGAGCTTGGGATCGACCTCGCTCTCGGAGAGGGCAAGTCCGCCGCCCAACTCTCCCGGGACGTACGCCAATACCTAAAGGAGCCAAACAACCTATTTCGCCGGGTCCGGGACAAGCACGGCAACCTCGTCCTCTCCAAGAGGGCGGCCGCTTTCCACCCGGGCCAAGGCGTTTACCGGTCCTCGTATAAAAATGCAATGCGTCTCGCCCGGACCGAGGTCAATATGGCTTACCGGGAGGCCGACGCCGCCCGTTGGGACGAGCTCCCGTTTGTCGTCGGGTACGAGATCCACCTCTCCGGCCGGCACCCGGAGCCGGATATCTGCGACGATCTCAAGGGCAAGTATCCAAAGGATTTCAAGTTTCGGGGTTGGCACCCTCATTGCTTTTGCTATTGTACGACGATCCTCTCGACCGACGAGGAGTTTGACGAAATGCAACGCCGGATCCTCAACGGGGACGATATCTCCAATATGCCGTCGGCCAACGAGGTAACGGACGTCCCGGAGGGTATGAAAGATTGGATCTCCGACAACGCCGAAAGGGCAAAGGGTTGGAGCTCCGTCCCGAACTTTATCAAGGACAATTTCGTCGATGGCGACCTCTCCAAGGGGTTGACTCTCGATCTTACACCTCCGGAGCCGGCCAAACCCAAAGGCAAGACCAAGTTTAAGACCGACGAGGAGAAAGAGGAGATCCGCCGGCAATGGGCCGAGAGACGGGCCGTTTACCACTACGGCGAGAATATCCTCCGGTATATGGACGGGATCTCCGATATCGATACCTCAACGCTCGCCGGCCTCCTCAAGAAAGGCGACGTCAAGGCCGTCCTCAACGAGGCCCGGGCCCTTGCGGCCAAGGGAAAGGAGATCCTCAAGCTCTCGTACCTCGAAAACCCGATGCAGGTCGCCCGTGATTTCTCCGCCGCCGAGGCAAAGGCCGTCAACGAGGCCGTTGGGAACAAGATCGCCGGTTGGGAGTCCGCCGGCAAGTATTCGACGCTCGCCGACAAGCAAAAGAAACTCAAGTTTGAGGTCGAGTGGCTCGACAATAACCACAAGTACCCGACTTGGAAAGTCGCCCAAGACGCCTACAAGAAACAACTCTCGATCGTCGAGACCGAGATCAAGACCGAGGAGGCCAAGGCGGAGATATCCAAGATCGTTAAGTATGCAAAGGGATCCAACGCCGATACGATCAAGATCCTTGCCGACGAGCTCAAGACCTTGTCCGGCGAGGCGAAATTTGATCTCAATACGATACAAGCCAAGATCAACAAGGCCAACAAGGAGATTGATCGCCTCGAAAAGATCCGGATCGAGAAAGAGCAGATCGTCGCCTCCGTCGAAAACGCCTTGCAACTCAAGACCTCGAGCAAGATCTTTATCAGCCTCAAGGAGGATTGGGAAAAGCTCCTTGCGGATCCAAGGACGACCAACGCCGAGCTCAAGGCCAAGGCCGAGGAGATCCAAAAGCGGTACAAGAAACTCGTCGGGGATCGCAAGCCGACCAAGGCCGATTTCTCCGACGACGCCTACTCCAAAAAGCGCAAAGACGCCGCTCTTTGGGCCAAGGATACCGAGGAGGCCGACAAATTGGTCCGAGATCGTTGCGGAGAGGTTTGGAGAGCCGCCTCCGAGCTCGAAAAAGACGCCGCTTACGGATATACCGCCGGATCGTCCTATATCAACGAGCCGCTCCGAGGCCAAAAGTACCAACCGTACGACTCGGCGACGTCGGCCAAGGCCGCAAGGTCGCAATCTCATATCCAAGCCCTTACGGATATGATCGAGAGATCGGCGTACGACCGGGATATATGGTTGCAACGAGGCGTCGATTACCGGGGAGCTCAAGGCCTCCTCGGGATCAACCTATACGGAGCGGATCCCAAGAGCTTGATCGGCAAGACCGTAACGGAAAAGGCTTTCTCCTCTTGCGGCGTCGCAAAGGGCCGAGGTTTCAACAAGGAGGTTATTTACAATATCTATTGCCCCAAGGGTACCAAAATGATCTATTGCGAGCCGTTTTCCGCCTTTGGCAATGGATCCGGCCGAGCTTGGGACGGCCTCGCCAAACAAGCCCACTTTGGTTACGAGTCCGAAATGCTATTGCAACAAGGGACGACTTTCCGGATCATAAAGGCCGAATATACCGGCGGCCGTTGGTATATCGACCTCGAGGTTATCGCACAAAACCCGGTCAAGTAAAGAAAGAGCCGAGGCGTTGGCCCCGGCTTTCTCTTTAGCGTTTCTTGATTTGGTTGTATTTGATCCGATCCGACGGAGAGAGCTTGTCCTTGAAAAGGTAATCAAGCCAAAGGCGGAAAATCGCCGGTTTCTTGTCCTCGATCGAGGCGTCGGTATCCGGGATATCTTTTACGATCTCGAGGAAACGATCCCCGAGGCCGTACGTATCGAAATGATCGTACCAATCCGAGGCGTCGTTATTGCGCCAAGCCTCCTCGAATTTGCTCTCGTAAAACCAAAAGAAAGCACCGTCCGATCCGTCCTTGAGGGGGCAAGTCTCCTCGCCCCGGTACAACTTGTAAAGATTGTAGTTACTTTCCATATCTTGACTCAAATTTGTTTACAATTGTAATCATATCTCCCGGGAGGTATCCTTTGGCGGCCGCCTTGAGGTCCTCCGGGATCCCGTAATAAGCCTCGGCAAGGGCTCCGGTCATTGCGCCGATCGTATCGGAGTCTCCGCCGATCGAGATAGCGTTGCGGATTGCGTCCTCAAAGTCCTTGGACTCGAGGAAACAAATAATCGCTTGCGGTACCGTAACTTGGCAAGACTCGTTGAAAGCGTTTGTCTCCCGGATCTCGTCAACGGTCGCCTCGAGATCATAATAATACCCGAGGTAACGGTCGAGGCCGGTCTTGGTCTCTCCGTTGCGGAGCTTGGAAACGGCGACGGCGATCGCTTGGGCTCCCTTGATCCCCTCCGGGTGGTTGTGGGAAACGACGGCCGATCTCTCGGCCTCTCGGAGGACGTCGAGCTCCTTATCAAAAGCCCAACCGACCGGGCTTACTCTCATACCGGCACCGTTGCCAAAGCTCCAATACGGGGCTTTTCCGCCGTCCATAAGCCAAGCGGAGAAAGTTGCTCCGTACGCTCCCTTGGGGTGCGGATACCGGCGGCCCCAATCGACGTAGGCGTCCCGGTAACTCCGGCCGTTGAGGATAGCGTCGGCCGTCGCAACGGTCAAGATCGTATCGTCCGTATAGTCGCAACCGGGCCCAAAGAGCTCGAAATCCTTTCCCTTGTAGTTGGCAAACTCGAAACGAGATCCAACGATATCTCCAATAATTGCTCCTAACATAGTTAAAAATCCTTTTCCACTTGGTTAAACAATCGGGGCCAATCGTAGCGGCCCTTGATAAATGCGTAAAACGCCGGATCCCGGTATTTGATCGATCCGATCAGTTGGACCGGATCAAAGCCTTTCGACGTAAACGGAGTCTCCTCGCCGTCGATCAGTACCGAAACCAAGACGCCGGCCGGGCTTACTCCGATCCCGAGGGCGTCGTTTGGATCCTCAACAAGGACCCGGGTCTTGAGGACCTCGGCCCAAATATCGTTGTTTCGTGCCTCAACGGCCTTACGTTGCCTCTCGAGCTCGTCGGCGTGCCGTTGCCGGATCTCCTTGGCGTCGAGTACCGGCAAATGGATCAAGTCCTCGTACGAGAGGATCTTGCCGAAATATAGCCTTTGGATCTCCGAGATCTTGGTACCTCGAGAGAGCCGGGGACGTACGTTGTCCCAAAAATCCTTGTTATTCATTGCGTTTACTCCTCTTTATCGTCGTCTTGTAGATCTTGGCCTTGCCGGTATCAAAGGAGTCCGAGTCGTTGAAACGGCCCCAAAGCCGGTACAACGGGACTCCGACCTCCTCGGCGGATAGATCGTCGTAAATCGCCTTGATCGAGCCGTACGCCCGAGGCGTATCCCCGGGACGCTCGACGATGAAAATCGTCTCCGGGGCCTTGCTTGTTTTCATTGCTTGGGATTTTGTTATTTGCAAAATTACAAAATAAATTAGGTTATTCCAAACGGAGTAACGAGTTTTTGTTTAATCAGTTTGCAACGGAGTTGGTGGTATCGGAAATAAACCTTTTTCTCGATATCCTCGATCTCCTTTGGCGTAACTTTCTCCGTCCGGAGCTTGACCGGATCCTTGACCGTCGAAAACCACGTCGAGACGTGCTCGTCAAAGATCGGATCGCCGGTCTCCTTGTCAAAGCCGATGCAAACCCGGTTGTCGTACGGACGGGCGTAAATCAGTCCGGCCCACTCCGGGACCTCCTCCGGGGAGATCAGTCCCTCCGGGACGATATACGAGAAATAATGCACTCTCTCGCCTCGCAGGAGGACGTCGTATTTCTTGCTCCGGATCTCGTTGGTCCCTCTCCAATACTCGGCCTTGTTTGCGTCGATCTTGAAATCCCTCCGGGAGATCTTGACCTCGTACTCGTATAGGTACCCGGCCTTGGTAAGCTCGAGGATATCGGCCTCCCACCGGCCAAGGTAGATATTTGGATATACCCGGGTCGAGGATTTCTCCCGGAGATCTCTCTCACAAAAGCCGTTGATTATCGTTGCGGCGTCAACCTCCGGAGCTTTTCGTCGTATTCCCATACTCTCACAATAGATTTTGGCGGATCCAACGGGTCGCCCGGGGGATCCACTTGTTAGTACGGCGGACGAGGATCTTGTCGGCCTTTGGGAAAACGTCGATCTTTGATCCCTCAACGGAGAGGACGATCTTATCTCCGAGATCCTCCGGCGAGTACCGGCAAAGCAAGGGCAAGATATCCTCCCGGAAACGACGCTCCCTTTGGGCCCGACGCTCCTTGTAGAGGGCTCTCTCCTCGTCCCAAATCTCTCCAATCTCTCCCATACCTACAACCGGAAATCGGCCTCTACGAAATTCTCTCCGTACTCGGATCGAGCTTTGCCGAGGCGTTTGACGATACTCTCCTTGAGATAGATCTTGGGTCGCTCCGGAATTGCGGCCAAATCGGCGGCAAATTGACGTATCTCCGCCGTCTTGTACTCTCCGCCGGACTCGAGGCCCACCTTGAAAAGATCGACGAAATTAGCGGTCTTTTTGACGATATCGAGGCTCTTGTCGAAATCGATAACCGGCTCGATCGACGCAAAGGTCTTGAGCCCTCTCTTGTGCAATAGTTTGAGGGCCTCGATCCTCTCGTCGTTGGGTGCCGCTTTTGGCTCGAGATCGTCTCGGCCGGTAAGGGTAAAACCGACGGAAAGGTATTGTTTCGACGCCGGATCCGAGAGGAGCCCGGATCCTTGCTCGGTAAAGATCCACTCCGTACACTTGGTAAGGATTTGGACCGGTACGCCGAGCCGGAGGGTTTGGCGGATTACCGATACGTTGAGGTTGAGAGTCTCCGGGAGGCAAGGATCCGAGGAAAAGGTAAAAAAGATACCGTCTCGCTTGATCTCCGGACGGACCTCGTTGCTCTCGGAGCCTCCGAAAAGCTCGTTGAAATAGATTTTGATTGCGTCTTGCCAATTGCGGAAACATTTTTTGAGGACCGGCTTGTCTCCTCCAAGGACCTTTTTGCCGATCCCTTTCTTGAGGTAGCAATAGGCGCAATTGTTGGAGCAACCGACAAAGAAATTGCAAGCAAAGGAGGCGTACTCGCCGGCCTTGCCTTTGGGTTTGTAGATAGCTTTCTCGCTCATATTCAATACTTGAAAGTTGGGTAATAGGCCAAGAAAAGGCCGATATCGTCAAGATCTCGGAGATCCCGGTCCCGGATATTGCCGTCCGGATCATAGAAAAAGACGACGTCGATCTCGAGCTTGCAGTCGGTCGCCCGGATCTTGCACGTCCTCCGGGATCGGAGATCCTCCCGGATCCTCTCGAGGTCTTTCCCGGGGCGGATCCAATCGGAAACCTCCCGGACCAATCGGTCGAGATCGTCCCCGGCAAAGCGGAGAGCGTGCTTATCGGTCTTGTCAAAGGCTCGGATCATATTCAATATCTCAATCCGGTAAAATGGATAATCGCAAAGGGGCCGGCCTTGTCGGCTTTCTTAAACCACTCGAGCCAATCCTCGAGCTCAAGGCCGTCGTTGTTGGCGAGGACCGAGAGCTTTTCGGTCGTCTCGAGGAGGGTCTTTCCGTTGACCGTCTCAAGGCACCAACGCCCGAGCCACTCGAGACGTTGTACGGATACTCCGTCGGCGGCCGTAAGACGGGCGATTTCGGCTTGTGGGCTCTTGTATGGAGCTCCGGTCCACTCTCGTATAGAAAGGACCGCCTCGCCCTTTTGTACGTCCTCGATACGGGCTTTCCAAAGCTCGTAGTTGCCTCGGATCGTGTGGATCTTTTCCTTGCGGAGGAATTTCTCCCGGAAACCGGTCGGATCGCCGGCCCTTTTGTGCCCGGAGAGGAAAGATCTCGAGAGGGTAATAACGTAAGTTTTCATATTACGACCTCTTGAGGATCCGGCCAAAGAGCGATAATTGCTTGACGTCCTCGGTCCGGTTTTCCGGTTTGACGAAATACACTTTGAAACGGCGGCCGTCGTCGCCGGTCCTCCACTCGTCCTCGATCTTGACTCCGTCCTTGCGGAGATCGGAGATACATTTTCGGGAGTCAACGGTACGTCCGACTCGGTTTGCCTCGTAAGAGGTAAGGATACGGCCTTGCATAAAGGCTTTACGGATCCGGGCCTTTTGGGTCTCGGGATTGAGGATCTTTTCCTCGTTGGTTGTTGCGTTACTCATAACTTTTTGGATTTATTGGGTTGTTATTGGTTGTTGTCGAGCTCCCATAAATGGAAACAATTGGGGTGGACGTTGACAAACTCCTCCCGGGGCGGAAAGATTTGGGCGACGTGCATATTGTTTGGCATAAACTTGTACCGGATCTCCTTGAGCTCGTAATATCCGAGGGTATGGTTGGCCGATACCGAGAGGTGCCAAAGGCCCTCCTCGTTGTTGACGACTATTGCCTTGCCCTTGTACTCAAAGAAACCGGTCGAATAAACGCCGTACTCGTCCCGGCGGATCTCGTCCCGGAGACGGATCGGGAATTGCGGCGGAGAGGGCCGCTTGTACTTTTTGAGCTCTTTCTCGTCCATATCTTAATAGCTAAAGGCGGTCAAACGAAACTCCGGTACGTGTACGTCGTTGAGGACGAGACGGACGTAGTAAAGGACGTTGGTTATCTCGTTGTCGTTATCGACAAATGCGATCAAATACTCCCGGTCCCAAAGGTAATTGGCGAGGAGGATCTCCTTGGCGTCTTTCTCGGCGGCGGCTACCGTCTTGAAAGTTGCGTTGAAAACTCGGGTCCCGTTGTCGTCGATGAAAAAGAGACCGATCTTAAAGTTTTGGGTTGTCTTGATACGTTTCATTGTTGCGGTATTTTGAGGTTATTACTTGCTACTTACAAACGTCGGGAGGGTGGTAACGAGACCGGTAATCTCCCGGAAATACGAGGCGAGTTGGTCGCAAAAGACGCCGTCTCTCGAGGCGACCGGTATAATTACCGGGACAAAGGTCTTGGAGCTCTTGGAGAGCCGGTAAAACTCGACCTTGTAAAGATCCGGGCCGAGCTCGTACGTAACTCTCATACGGTTGGCCTTGGATCCGTTGCGACCGATCTTGAAAGTAAGCTCGAGATCGCCGTCCTTGGTCTCGGAGATCGAGATCGGACGGGCTCCGGTAACGAGCGAGAAACGGACGCCGCCGAGTTGGGCGTATATTTCGTTGGCGATCGCCAATCTTTCGTCTTTATCCATATCTCCGGCGGTTTAATAGTTGTTGAGATAGATCTCCTCCTTGAACTTGCACCAACCAAGGCGAGGATCCTTTGCAATATGTTTGAGAGACCCTTTCCGGCCGACGAGCTTGAGAGCGGATTTCTTGGATCTAAAGACGATCAGTTGGTCGGCGTTGGTCGGGTTGACGACTCCGTAATAAACGTTGCTCTTATTCCTCGGTACGAGGGTCGAGTGGACGTCGTTTCTTGAGATAATTTCCATTGTTGTTGCGGTTTAATTGTCCTTGATAAGGTTTAATTTCTCGAGTTGTATCATAATCGGGTCGTAGATCGTTACGACGGCCGTTTGCTTGCAATGGTGCGTCTCTTTCGGGACGAAAAGTATCTCGCAATGCCCTCCGGGTTGGCGGTTGACCCACTTTTTGAGCCGCTCGATCTCGGAGCGGAAAACCTTTGCGGTTTGATAGTCGGACCTCTTGCGGATCGAGATCGTATAACCGACGGCGTAATTGGGGTTTTTGCGCCAAGATCCGAACTCGTAACGGGCTCCCTTGAGGAGGTTTTGGACGAAAATCGGGGTATTCATAAGGCGGCCCTCCTTAATCGTCGTCCCGAGCGAGCTCGGCGTCGGGGTTTTCGGACTTGAATACTCTCCAACCCTTGCGGAGGCGACGGCGGTCGTACTTGACTTGATCGTAGCACTCCTCCATACTCCAAGGATCGGATATCGGCCAACGATCGATAAAAGGCTTGGCGTCGTGCGGATCTTTCTCGGTACGGGTAACGTCGTACTTGTCTATCGTGTAATGGATAATCCCACCACCTCCGATAATCGTCGTCTCGATATCCGGGACGAGATCCCCGTCGGTTGCCTCGTAATACTTTGCGAGATCGGACTCAAAGGCCCTTACTTTGTTGAGAATTTGCTCGGTTTTCATTGTTGTTGCGGTTGTGGGTCGGTTGCCCGGCCCGGGTTATTATTTCAATTTGAGATATAAGGCGTTGAGGCCGCAAGAGTCGCAAACGTCGATCTTGTAACCGTCGTAGTACATAGAGCGGAATTGCTTTACGATAATTCCCCACCAAGTATTGAGCTTTTCGCCGATGAACTCCGCCGCCTTTTTGAGGTCGAGTTGGGCCTCGGTACCGTCGTTGAACGTAACGCCGAGAGAGTCGATATTGTTGACGAGGAGTTGCCAAATAATCGCTCCCATTGCCTTGCACTCGGCCTTATCCGGGCGGTACATATCAAACCACCAAGCGGAGAAATACCGGCCGTTGATATCGCCCTTGCGATTGATATCCTCGAGGAGCCAATTGATCTCGTCGTTGAACTTGATCCCTTTGAGGTCTTTTTTGGTAATTGCTTTCATAAAATAAACCGATTTGTTGTTGCTTTGCAAGGGCAAAGATAATGCGTTATTTTGGAAATAGCAAATAATTTGACGAAAAAATCAACCAAGTTGTTGTTTTCTGCGAAAAATTTTCCTTGTACCGGGTTTCTATTGGACGCAAAATCATTATATTTGTGTCCGTATCGAGCAACCGATTGGTTGTAAACACTAACAACAAAACTCAAGTATTATGGCATTTGAAAAGGAAATCAAGACGGCCCTCAAAAACAAGTATCACAAGACTTTGGGGTTGAGAGACGCCGCCTATGAGAACGTCGCAAACATTTTGGGGGCGACGCCCGATCTTACCGAGGAGCAGATCGACCAAGTCGTTGACGGGGCCGAGCCGTACCTCAAAGTTATCCAATCCGAGGCAGACGTCGCCCGTAAGGATAAAAAGAAAACCACCAAGACGGATCCCAACAATCCGGATCCCGACCCGGATCCCGATCCCGACGATCCGGACGGAAAGATTGCCGCTATTATCGCCAAGGCAAACAAGCCTCTCCTCGACAAGATCGAGGCCCTCGAGAAAGGAAATGCCAACAAGGCTTTCCACGACAAACTCGTCGCCAAACTTACCGAGAAAGGTATCGCCAAGGAGTTTTACGAGCCGGTAATCGACGGACGAGAGTTTGGATCCGACGAGGAGCTTGACGCTTTCGTCGGTAAGCTCGAAACCTCTTACGGGGCCTTTAATCAGTCGCTCGCCGACAAGGGCCTCTCAACCGTACCCAAGCCGATCCTCGGCGGAGCCAACGACAAGGGGGTATCCGCCGGCGTGCAAGCGTATATCGACGCAAAGTCCGGCGAGGACAAGAAAGGGAGCCTCGGAGGGAAAACCCTTTAACGTCTAACAAGCTAATTCTCAATCATTATGCAGAATTTCAAGAAAACCGAAAGTCCCGAAAAGCTCGTTTTCGTCTCCAAGATCGAGACCGTACCGGGCGGAGGGACCGTTGCGGTTAAAGACCTCGGCGGCGACCGTGTGTACGCCGGAGCTCCTCTCCACAAGGACTCCAACGGTCTTTACCACGTAATCAAGGTTGCCAAGGTCGCCGAAAATGCCGGCGCAACCGCAACCTCTATCAAGATCGCCAAGGGGAGCAACCTCAAGGCCGGAGACTATCTCGGCGTCGCCGGATCCTCCGCCAAGCAGATCTCCGCAATCGATCGAGACGGTAGCACCTCTTACGATACCGTAACTCTCGCCGCAACTCTCGGCGCACTTACCGCCGGAGACCTCCTCGAGGGCGTGCAGAGCTCCAACGCCGGATACTCCGTTGACGGTTATCTCGGCGAAACTTTCGATATCCTCAAGGGCGACAACCACTTGCAGAGTATCGTAGTAAGGGGCACTATTACCGAGTCCGTACTCGCAATGCCCGTTACCTCTCGTATCAAGAGCGCAACTCCTCTTGTCCGTTTCGTTTAATCCCTTAATAATCAAAGATTATGGCAGTCAAAAAGTCTATCGTGCAGGGCCTTAACGAAAAGGATATGCAGGCCGTTGTGAATACTTACACCCTCAACGACTTTTATTGGCCGAATTTCTTTCCGACCAAATTCACTCCCACCCTCACTTGGAAAGCTCTCGCAACCAAGTTGGGTATCCCCGTAGCCGCCGACGTTGTGGCTTTCAACTCCAAGTCTCCCCGTAAGACTCGTCGAGTTGTGGAGCGCAAGCAGGGCGATATCCCCAAGATCGACGTCGCCTACGATAAGGAGGAAACCGATATCAACGAGTACAACAACCTCCTCCATTACGCCGGCACCGACGAGGGCGCAAAAGCTATCGTCGAGTGGGTTTATGGAGACTCCGAGGCTTGTTGGAACGGCGTTAACGCCCGTCTCGAGTGGTTGGCCCTCCGTGCCCTTTCAACCGGTAAGATCGTCCTCGATTCCACCAACAACGAGGGTATCGTTACCGAGGAGGCCGTTACTTTCTTGATCCCGGCCGATCAGCAGTCCGGCTCGAGCGTTATCGTCAACGCCGCCAACGCCGCAACCGCCAAGCCTATTACCAAGATCAAGGAGATCAAAAAGGCCGCTCGTAAGAAAGGCGTCGTCCTCAAGTATATGTTTATGGATCCCGACACTTTCGACAATATCGCCAATACCGCCGAGGCGCAGAAATTCTGCGCTAATTGGGTAATCCGAGCCGCCGGTATGAGCGACGTTGCACCGAGCCTCGACTCGTTTAACGCCGCTATGAAAGCCAACAAGCTCCCCGAGGTGCATATTATCGAGAGTTTCGTAACGATTCAGATCAAGGGCGTCGATACCGTCGTCGAGCCTTGGGAGACCGGCGTTGTCCTCTTTACCGAGGGTATCGTGCAGGGTAACACCTATTACGGTCCTCTTGCCGACGAGTCCGTTGACTCCGAGGCGACCAAGGTCAAGAGGGAGCACGTCCTTATCAAGAAATTCTCCAACGACGATCCCGTTGTCGAGACCACCAAGGGCTCGGCCAACGCTTTCCCGGCTTGGGGTAACGCCGATCGTGCTTGGCAGTGGGATACCCTCCACCCTACTTTCCTCAACGCCTAAAAACTTGAGGATATGACTCTCTACGAGGCGGTAAAAGCCGAATTGCTCCAATACTCGGCGTCAAAGAGTACAATCGACAAAGCTCTTGTGGACGCCGGTTTGGAGCCGTCGGCGAATTATACGGCGGAGGACAAGATCAACGTCGCCCGGGTCGTTATTACGATCCTCCGGCGTCTTGTCTCCCTTGCCTCCGAAAACGAGGGCGGTTTCTCCCAATCGTACAACGTCGGAGAGCTCAAGAAATACCTCAAGCTCTTTGCGGCGGAAAACGGTTTGGACGACCTCGTCGAGGACCTCTCGACCGACGACGCAATCAACGACAAATCCGATATTTGGTAATGGCACGATACGAGGATCAACTCTTTATCAAGACCCGACCCGAGGCAACCCGGAGCGAAAACGGCGACTTTGTTGCCGGATCCGGATCCGATTGGACCTATACCTCGGATTGCCGGGAGGAGCCGTCCTCCGGGGCTCAAATGATCTCCGGGACCGACGGAGAGGATCGCAAGGTCTCCTCCGTAATCCAACTCCCCTCCGATTGCCCGGATCTCGCTCCCGGTACGGAAATACAAGTCCGTAACGAGGCCGGATCCGTGCAGATCTCCGGGTCGATCCTCCGTTTCAAACGTTACCGTAAAGATTGCCGGATATGGGTTTAACGCCGAAAATCAGCCGTAAGGATATGGACGCCTACTTTCGGGATCGGCTCGCAAGGATCGATCAAGCCCTTACCCTTACCCTTTGCCGGCTCGGGGAGCAATGCGTCAACCACGCAAGGAGCCTCGACTCGGCGGTTGGTTTCGGCGACGTAACCGGAAACCTCCGGTCGTCGATCGGATACGTCGTTTACAAGAACGGCCGGCCCACAAAGTACGATTTCGTGCAAAAGGCCGGCCCCAAAGGATCCGGGGCGGAGGGCGTACTTGTAGGCAAGACCCTTGCCGACGAGATCTCCGCCAAGTATCCAAAGGGATACGTCCTTGTCGTCGTTGCCGGTATGAATTACGCCGTTTACGTCGAAAGCAAAAACCGGGACGTCTTGACGTCGGCCGAGAAACTCGCCGAAAGAGAGTTGCCGGGTATGTTAAAGCAATTGAGATCCAATATACGCAAGATGAAATGAAAACCTCGACCGAGATTATCGATATGATATACAAGTACCTCGTAACGACTCCTCTCGTTACGGATAACGACGGCCTCTCCGGAGGAGTTTATCCTCTCCAAAGGCCCGAGGGATCCCAAAAAGAGGATCTCGTTATTGGTACCCTCTCTCTCGACGGGGAGGACGTGCAAATCGGCGTACTCAATCTCAATATCCATATCCCCAACCTCTCCGTCGTCGTCAACGGAAAACCGCAAAAACAACCCGACCGGGCTCGTATGAGAGTCTTGTCCGGAAAGTTGCGAGACGCTCTCTCGGAGCACTATTTCGACGAGGCTTGCTCGGCTTGGATTACGAACATAGCCGAGATAAAGGAGCCAAACCTCGACGATTGGTACGTAAACCACCGCCTCGAGATCCGTTTCCACTTTACCAACAATGAATTATCAACAATTTAATCCGTATAGATTATGGCAAACGTAACCGCTTTGGGTCTTTCCAAGATCGAGGTCGCCGATATCGATGCAACGACCGGACTCGCCTCCGGATCTTACACCACTCTCGGTAAGACCTACGAAAATTCTTGCAGACTTACCGAGGAGGATCCCACCGAAAACGAGTTTTATTGCGAGGAGGAGGACGATCCGCAGGAGTCTATCAGCAAGGCCGGTAAAATGACCCTCAATTTCTCAATTATGAACGCCAACGCCGCCGCAATGGTAAACATTTTCGGCGGTACGGTCTCCTCCGGAGTATGGTCGGCACCCGACAAGGCCCCCGAGGTTTACAAAAACGTCAAGATCTCGCCCCGAGTTGGTGGCGTCCTCGAGCTCCGTCGTTGTAAGCTCCGTGCCAAGATCAACGCCGAATACTCCAAGCAGGGTCTTTTCCTTTGCGAGGTAACGGCAACCGTCCTCAAGCCCGTCGTTTCCGGCGTCGCCAAGATGACCTACACCGATCCGAGCTAATTGGTAGGATCAAACCTCTAACCAAATCCGGGGGCTCTCCCAAATCAAGAGGAGGGCCCCTTTTTTCAAAGCAAGCAACAAAATGGACGAGGAATTAAAGAAACTTGCGGCGACGGACAAGGAAAGGAAAACCTACGCCGCTCTAATCAACCGGGGACTCAACTTTACCGTTGACCGTACCGGTCTTTTCCGGCGCAAGCCGAGGACTTTCCATATCAAGCAACTTTACCTCGGGACAATGGATCTTGTCTCCGAGGCCTTTGCAAAAATGGATATCGACGAGGTACGCCTTGCCGAGGATCCGATCGCAGAGGGCCGGCGTCTCGAGCACTTACACGCCCGGGAAATGGCCCGGATCGTTGCCTTGGCAGTCCTCAACGACAAATGGAAAATCCGCCTTTTCGCACGGCTCTATACGAGTTATTTCCTTTGGAGGATCAATCCCTCAAAGCTATATCAACTCGCAATGATAATCAATACCTTAAGCAATACACCGGATTTTGTGAACTCTATTCGATTACTCTCGATCGTAAGGACCGCACCTCCCAAAGCGGATCGGGTAGAGGCCGGACTCGGGGATTAAAGAGCCCTTGGGGATCGAGAGCGGCGATTTGCTCCCAATTCCATTGGACTTACGAGTATTTGCTTTGGGGGATCTCTTGGTTTACGGTACAAATGTTTTTGGCCGATATGCCGAGCTACGAGAGCGATACGGACGGCGGAGATACCGTAACGCAAATTGAAAGCAAGGATCAACTTGCAAATTACGTTAAATCCTTAATGTAGAAATGAATAACAACAACGGAGCTTTAGATTTCGACGCCTATATCAACGATACCGATTTCAAGAAATCGATCGACGATATGAAAGCCCGTATAATCGGCCTCTCCAAAACGGCGGAGGACGAGGGCAACAAGATCGACTCGGTCTTTAAGAAAATCGGGGCCGGCGTCGCTACCTACTTTAGTGCTCAAGCTCTCGCCAACTTTGGCAAGCAGATCGTCAACGTCCGGGGAGAGTTTCAGCAACTCGAGGTCGCCTTTACGACAATGCTCGGGAGCAAGGACAAGGCCGATCAACTTATGGAGCAACTCGTCCGTACGGCGGCGACTACTCCGTTTGACCTTAAAAGCGTATCCGGAGGAGCCAAACAACTCCTCGCCTACGGGGAGAGTGCCGAGACCGTTAACAAGACTCTCGTCCGCCTTGGAAACATAGCCTCGGGACTCTCTTTACCCTTAAACGACCTTGTTTACCTTTACGGTACCACAATGGTACAAGGCCGTCTCTTTACCCAAGACGTCCGGCAATTTATGGGCCGAGGCATACCTCTCGTACAAGAGCTCTCCAAGGAGCTCGGCGTAACCACCGAGGAGGTAAACGCAATGGTTACGGCCGGTAAGATCGGTTTTCCGGAGGTACAAAAGGTAATAGAGCGTCTTACCGACGAGGGAGGTATGTTTTACAACCTTATGGAGGAGCAATCCAAGACCCTCGCCGGCCAAATCTCCAACCTCGAGGACGCTTGGACGAATATGCTCAACGAGATCGGCAAGGAGACGCAAGATATGGCGTCGGACGGGATCGCTTTCCTCGCCGGTTTGATCGAGCACTACGATACGATCCTCAAGATCCTCAAGGTCCTCGTCGTAACGTACGGGGCTTACAAGGCGGCCGTTATTACCCTCAACGCCGTCCAAGCGGTCCAAATCCAACTCGCTAACGGATATACGATCGCAGAGCTCGCCAAATACCGGGCTTTATTGCTCGCAGAAAAGGCCCAAAAGCTCTTAAATAAGACAATGCTCGCCAACCCTTACGTCCTCGCCGCTACGGCCGTTGTAGGCCTTGTAACGGCCCTCGTAACGTTTGGCGGCAAGGCCTCCGAGGCGGAGAAAGCACAAGAGCGACTCAACGAGGCCGAGAAACGGGCCTCCGAGACCGTTGACGGGGAGATCGCAAAGATCCAATCCCTCGTAACGATCATATCCTCCGAGACGGCCGCACAAAAGGAGAAAGAGAAAGCTCTCCGGGATTTGCACCGGCTCGCCCCGGATCATTTTTCCGACCTCGACGAGGAGGCGATCCGTACCGGAGCCGCCAAGGGAGCAATCGACGATTATATCGAGTCTCTCCGGCAAAAGGTCCTCCTCCAAGAGTATGAGCACGAACTCGCCGAGAGTTTCAAGCGTCAAGAGGCCGCCGAAAGAGGCGAAAACAAGGTCTCTTGGATAAAGCAAGCGTTTCTCGGCCTCGCTACGAGCGAAAACAATATGCACGGAGCCCAACCGGGTATCGATTTTGTCGCCGAGGCCAACAAGGAGCTCAACGCCGATATCGTCGCCGCCGAAAAGGCTTTCCAAGAGCAGATCAAGGGCAAGATCGAGGCTCTCGTCAACGGCTCCGGAAAAGCGGCCGAGACGCCGGCTACGACCGGTATAAAGACCGTATCCGACCGGATCAAGGAGATAGACGACCAAATCTCGGCCCTCGAGTCCAAGCGAGGCAAGCTCGCCGCAACGGACGCCGCCGGGATCTCCGCTATCAACGCCGAGATTACCAAGCTCAACGACGAAAAGAAAAAACTTGAGGGCAAAGGATCCTCCGGATCCAAGGACCGGTACGCCGGGGCCGAGAAAGAGTCCCTCAACTACTATAAGCAGATGAAAGAGGAGTCGGTCAAGGCTCTCGAAAACCTTTCCACGACCGACGCCAAATACGCCGAAAAACAAGCCGCTCTCCTCGCCAAGATCGCCGAGGCGGAGCGTAAGATCCTCGAGATCGAGGGGGGCAACGGAAACCTCTCGGAAAAGCTCGAGTACCGCCGCAAGCAGTACGAGACGTACGAAAAATGGGTTGCGGCCGGCCTCAAGAAAGAGGCGGATCAAGAGTTTGCAACCCTCCTCCAAAACGGCAACTCCTTTGTCGAGTATCTCGACCGTCAAATCGCCGAGATCAAGAGCAAGGGAGAGCTTTCCGTCGAGGACTCCAAGAGCCTTGTAACGCTCCTTGAGGCCCGGGACGGAGCGACCGGGAGAAAATCTCCGCTCGAGATATTCAAGGAAAACCTCGAACAAGCCAAGCTCGAGTCGAAAAACCTCGTCGAGTACCTCGAAAAGGTAAAGAAACTCGAGGAGGAGCTTGCCGACGACAACTCGGAGCTCGGAGTCGCCAAGAAAGGCTATCTCGCCGAGGAGGAGACCTCGACGTCCAAGTCGATCGCAGAGGAGACCAAGGCCGCCCTCCAAGAGTACGAGTCGTACACCCAAAAGAGGGCCCGGATCGACGCCGAATACCGGTACAAGAAAGCCCTTATCGACAAGGTCAATACCGAGGGCCAATACGACGATAACCTCAAGGCCCTCGAGAAATGGTACAACGAGGCCCTCTCGTCGATCGACTCCGAGGTTACGTCGAAATCCGATCTTTGGATCCGGCTCTTTGCCAACGCCTCGCAACTCTCAAAGGCCTCGATCAAGGCCGTAATCGCCGATACCAAGGCTCTCCTCAACTATCTCAACGGAGCAACCAAGATCAAGCCGGCCGGCTTTACCGACGAGCAACTCGATACCCTTGGAAAGGATCCGGAAAAGATCAAGGCGATTTACGACGCACTTATCAAGCAACAAGACGAGCTCGACTCTCGGTCTAACTACACAATGAGCGGCTTTGTCAAGGGCTTTGGCGATCTCAAGGAGGCCGCCGATCTCCAAAAGAAAGCTCAAATGGAGACCAACGAGGAGCTCAAGAAAACCCTCCTCCTCCAAGCCGAAATGGCACGGGTCAAGGGTATGGACGAGATCCTCGGAGGGATCCAAGATTTCGGCGACGTCGTATCGACCTTTGGATCCAAGATCAAGGAGCTCGCAGAGGCGACCGGAGACGACGGGCTCAAGGATACGGCCGAGGCTCTCTCCGGTCTTGGTAGTATCATATCCTCAACCGCCGCCGGAGCCGCCGCCGGAGGTTGGATCGGAGCTATTATCGGAGCCGTTACGTCGATCGGATCCGTAATCTTTGACGCCTTTACACAATCGGAAAAATCGGCAAAGCAAGCCCAACAAGACGCTTTGGATTGGGCCCGTCGTTACCAACTCCTTATCCTTGATCTCAAGGAGGAGGACTACGAGTCCGCCTTTGGTACCCGGGCGATCGAAAAAGCCGCAAAGACGTACGAGCTCCTTACAAAGGCCCTCGAGCAATACGAGGGGTACGCCAATTCGTCGGTATTTACCGATATGTATAAGGAGATTGCCTCGGACCCGGGACATATCCAAGAGGTTGGCTTTATGTTTTGGACCGTCGCCAACGCAATGGCAAAGGTAAACAAATACTCGACCGACCTCGAAAATATGCGGATCAAGACCAAGGATTACAATTGGTGGCAAGAGACTTTCGGCGGACAATCCGACCAATACAAGAGCCTCCGGGATCTCGCTCCCGAAATTTGGGCCGACGGAGGGTTTAACGTTGAGGCCGCACGGGCTTTCCTCGAGACCAACCACCAACTCTCCGAGGAGCAACGCAAGCAGATCCAAAACGTAATCGACCTCTACGACCAATACGAGGAGCTCGACAAGGCCCTCGAGGCGACGGTCAAGGATACTTGGGGCGATCTCGGTACGACTATGGTCGAGAGTATAACCCAAGCGATCGCAACCGGCGAGGACGCAATGACGGTATTTGCCGATAAGCTCGGGGACCGTTTTGCCGATCTCGGCGAGCAAATCGCTTACGAGCTCTTTTTTGCCGACGCTTTCGACGACCTCCTAAAGAGGATCAAGGCAACGTACGGCCTCGGATCGACCGAGGCGATCGGCCGGGCCCAAGCGGATCTAATCGGCGGATTTTTCTCCTCTATGAGCGACGAGGCGGCCAAGGCCCAAAGTTGGCTCGAGCAATGGAAAGAATACGCCGCAAAATACGGCTTTGATATTTGGTCCGGGGACGAAAACGAAAACGAGGATCCGCTTACCGGAGCCGTCCAAAAGATTACCTCCGAGGAGGCCTCGGCCCTCGCCGGCCAATTGACAATGGTCCGTATCAAACAAGACCAAATGACCGCTTACCTCGGCGATCAGCTCGTACACCTTATCGGGATCCGGGAAAACACCGCCAAAACGGTTGACCGGCTCGACCAAATACTCGCCCGGATCGAGGGCAATAACGTTATTAACTCATTAAGATCTAAAGGTTTGTAATTATGGCAAATATCAACGATTACCTCGTATTGTACCTCCCTTTCGACGAGCCGCAAGGATCGACCGTTGCGTATGATTACTCGGCCAACCGTCTCGACGCCGCAATATCCGGAGCGGATTTTGTTGCCGGCAAGGTAGGTAACGCAATCAAGTTTCCCGGATCCGGCAAGGGCGTTGTCTCAACCAACCCTCTTTCCTTTACCGGCGACTTTACCGTATCGGCTCTCGCCAAGGGCAACAAGTCGGCCCGAGAGAGCGATACCAACCCTCACAAGATCGGTTGGCTTATCAACCTCTCCGGCGTAAACGCTTTCCTTGAGTATTGGATCGATCTTGCTCCGGACGTATGGACCCACCTCGCACTCGTCCGTAACGGGCACTATCTCCGTTACTACGTCAACGGAGCCCTCGTACAAGAGCAAAATCTCTCCGGTACGATTATTGGCCTCTCGCTCAACCAAGATTACTACGGATCCCCGTACGGCCTCGGTTGCCTCGACGAGCTCCAACTCTTTTCCAAGGCTCTCTCGCAAGAGGAGCTCCTCTCCCTTTTCGACAACTCGGTACGCCTCGAGTATTACCTCGACGCCCTCAACCTCAAGGACGATCTCCACGTCCGGGTATCCGACTCCCGGGGCGTTATCGACGGCCTCAAGATGAAATCTCCCTTTGCCGTCGAATTTAGGGACGAAAACGGCGAGTTTGTCGATCTCCGGGATCCGGTCTTTGAGCCGAGGGATATCTCTCTCGATTGTTGGATCAAGGCCGACGGCAAGTCCGATTTCGTCGATAAGGTCCACACCCTCGAGACGATTTTCCGGGGCGGCGGTACCCACCGTCTTATGATTATTACCAACCCGACCAAGCCTCTCGTTTACGAGGTCTATCTCCCCAACGGGGTTGCGGTCTCGAAAAAATGGAGGGACGATATTATGATCGGTACCTTTACCCTCAACCTCCGGGAGCCGGAGCCGGTAAAGAGGGTCCTCAAGCATATTGCCGTAAGCTCGGCGACGAGGACTTGTACGATCAACCTTACCTCCGACCGCTTTTTCAATATCTATTGGGGCGACGGATCCGCCGATTATGATATCGGAGGCACCGGCGAGGAGGTAACGATCTCCCACGAATACGCCGCCAACGGCGACTATTACCCGATTATTACGGGCGTTATCAAGGAAATTACCGATTTCTCAACCAACGCTATTGTTGTATGGAGCGAATTGTAATACAACGTCCAAACGGCTCGACTCTCAAGTTATACGGGAAAAACAATCTCGCCCGTATAACTCGAGGCGAGCAACGGAAAAAACTACTCGGCGAGAATACCGTCGATTTTACCGTCCGGTCGGCAAAGCCTCTCGAGTTTGAGATCGGCGACAAGATAACCGTTTTCTCGGAGGATTACTTTCTCAACCTCCTACCGGAGGCCAAGAAACTCTCCTCCCGGGAGTACGAGTATAGCCTTACTTTCGAGTCGGCCCAATACGAGCTCGCAAAGGTAATGTTTCTCGACGAGGACGGATCCGGTCTCTCGACCTCGACCAACTTTACCCTCCGGGCTAATATCGAGGAAATCGGCCGGATCATAATCAACAACCTCGACCGAGTTTACGGGCAAGGCAAATGGATCCTCGCCGAGACGCCGGCACAAGCAACCGACGTCCGGGATTTCTCGTACTCCGAAAACAATTGCCTTGCGGTCCTCCAAAAGGCTTGCGAGGAGTACGGTACCGAGTTTAAGATCGATACCGTCGTCTCCGGAGGCAATACGACGTACCGGATCTCGATCAAAAAGATCGGGGCGGTCGTCCCTTATACTTTCAAGTACGGGCACAATAAGGGCCTTTACGCCCTCAAGAGGAAAACCGTCAACTCGGAGAATATCGTTACCCGTCTTTACGCTTTCGGCGGATCCCAAAACCTCCCGGCGAATTATCGCAACTACTCCTCGAGGCTCCGTCTCCCGGATACCGACGGGGAAAACAACTCGTATATCGAGGATAACGACGCAATCGCCGCCTTTGGTATCGTTGAGGGAGCCCAACTCTTTGAGGATATTTATCCCAAGTACGAGGGCACCGTTACGGCGATCGACGCCGGCGATATCCTCTCCTTTACCGACTCGGCCTTTCCTTTCAACCTCAACGAGCTCGACGCCTCCGGAAATACCAAGTATCTCCTCGACGGCGTATCGGCGAAAATAACCTTTAATACGGGCTCTCTCGCCGGCTATACGTTTGAGGTCAAGTCGTACGACCACGCAACAAAGACCTTTAAGCTCCTCAAGTACGAGGACGAGAGGGGATTTGTTTACCCGTCGGTCGATACCTCTACTTTCCGGATCGCCGCAACCGACAAGTATATCCTCTCGGATATCTATCCTCCGCAATCCTATATCGACGCCGCCGAGGGCGAGCTCCTCAATGCCGCCCGGGAGTACCTTGACAAAAACAAGGCTCCGAGAGTGCTATACGATATCGATATCTCCGAGGAGTATCTCGCAAAGCTCGCCGGATCCGGGGCGGTCGTCAATATCTTTGACGTCGGCGACTACGTCGGTATTGAGGATCCGGAGATCAACGTCGAGCGTACCGGGGACGCCTCGATCCGGATCGTCGAGATACACCGGGATTTGTGCTCGGCGACTCACTACGATTATACCCTCTCCGTCTCCGATACCCTCGAGGTCAACGTTATCGAGCGTTTGATCGCCGGCCAAAAGGATACCGAGAATATAATCAACCTCAACAACCTTACGGACGTCTCCAAGCTCCAAAGATCTTGGCGATCGACGCAAGAGCTCCTCAATATGGTATTTGATCCGGAGGGCTATTTCGATACGGCGAATATCAAGCCGGCCTCGATCGAGACGGCAATGTTATCCGTCGGGGCCAAGAGCCAACAATTTACCCTCCAAAATACCGTCCTCGAGGCCAATTACGAGGGCAACGCCAACAAGATCCGGATTACCGGCGGCGTATTGATCCACTACGGTTTGACGGAGACAACGACTCCGACTTGGACCCTTGGCTCCCGGACCGAGACCCTCGTCTCGACGGCGGCCCACTACATTTACGCCCGTTGCCTCAAGGCAGGATCGACCGGCGAGATCATTTTCGATACCGCCCAACACAACGTCGAGGAGGGATCGTACTACTACTTTATTATCGGCGTCTTGCACTCGGTCGATACGACGACCAATACCCGTTGGATCTCGCTCACTTACGGAGCGACCTCGGTCAACGGCCGTTATATCAAGACCGGCCGGATCCAATCCGCCGACGGATCTTGTTACTTTGATCTCGACAACAACGAGATACACGGTACGATATCCTTTACCAAAAACGGCCAAAATTACAATATCGCCGATCTCCAAACCCAAAGCTCGGAGGCGTACAACTATATTACCAATACCCTCCCGGGGATCCTTTCCGATATCCAAGCTCAACTCGACGGCCAAATCGAGCAGTTTTTCGAGACTTACGACCCGACGACCACCAACGCTCCGGCGAGCACTTGGACGACGACTCAAGACAAGGAAAGCCACCTCGGAGACCTTTTCTACAACACCTCAACCGGAAAGGTTTTCCGTTGGGTCAAGGAGAGCGGCGTTTACAAGTGGCAAGAGCTCCAAGACTCGGAGGTCGCCGAGGCCTTGGCCCTCGCCAATTCGGCCCTCGCTCTCGCCGGCACCAAGAGGAGGATCTTTACCGCAACGCCGTACCCTCCGTACGACGTCGGCGACCTTTGGGTAAACGGCGTCGATATTATGTATTGCGTCCACGCCCGGGCAACGGGATCCTACGTCTCGACCGATTGGGACAAGGCGTCGAACTATACCGATGACTCGGCTCTCGACAACTTTGTCAATACCACTTTTGCCGATCTCGTTACCCAAGTGGACGGCAAGATCGAGTCTTGGTTTACCAACTCCGATCCGGCGACCGCTTGGACTACTACGGCCCTCAAAACGGCCCACGTCGGCGACCTTTGGTATAACACCTCGTCCAAGGTCCTTAAGCGTTACAACAAGAGCGGAAATACCTACTCTTGGGGCACGATCGAGGACGCCGCCGCAATAGCCGCCGCCGAGGCCGCAAGCCAAGCTCAAGACACGGCCGACGGTAAGCGTACGGTCTTTACCTCTACGCCTTATACTCCGTACTCCGTCGGGGATCTTTGGGTCAACGGGACCGATCTCAAGGTCTGCAATACCGCCCGGGCGACCGGGTCGTACGTCGCCTCCGATTGGGGCCTTGCGACCAATTACGATCATACCAAGACCGTTATCGACGGCGGCCTTATTACCTCCGGTACGATCCAACTCGCCGGAGACAACAATTATATCCTCGCCGGTATTACCGGACAAGGATCCGCCGGATCGTCCGTCCGTATTTGGGCCGGCGCAACCTTTGACTCGAGAGGAGTCGCTCCTTTCCGGGTAACTCAAAACGGCGAGGTATTCGCCCGGTACCGGATCGAGCTCCAAGACACTAACAACAACGGCCTCGCCGGCATTTGCGGCCAAGGCACCGACGGCACCGACTCCAAGATCCGTTTTTGGGCCGGCGCAACGTACGCCAATAGGGCCTCGGCTCCTTTCCGGGTCAACAAAGACGGCGAGCTCTATTGCACCAAGGCGACCCTCGCCAACGGTTGTAAGGTCGGCGGTTGGGAGGTATCCAACTCGGGTATATTCAACGACGACGGAGACGCTTACGTTATCGCCCGTAAATCGTATGGAGACGGACGTTATACCGAGGCTCGTATCGGGGCAAGCGTATTCTCGGCGGCCTCCGGAGCGAGCGGTTGCGGCCTCTTTATGAATACAAGAGCGGCGGCTTGGGATACCAATTACGGCGTAATTATCGACGTCGAAAACGCCGCTTACAATATCGCTCTCGGCGTAACCGGCGACGTTGTCGTCAACGGCCTCAACGTCTCCCATAAGCACAAAGTAACGACGGCAACGGCCTCCACTTGGCATTATATGGCCTACGATGCGGAGATACAAATTATCTCTTGCACCGTCGATACGGCTTGGTTTGTCCTCCCGGACCGTTACTCCGTCGCCAACCACCTCGGGATCGGATCCTCGACGCCTTTCTCCGTACCGTACACGATTATCGGCCGGTACCAAACCTCCGGCGCAAAGCAATTCAAGATTTGGGGATACTCGACCTCGCACGACAATATCAAAAACGTCCGTTACCCGAAATGGCTCAACAACAACGCAACGATCCAAAACGGCGAGATAAATATGAACGAGGGCGATATCTTGACTTTCCAACTCGTTTACGACGGATCCAATTACTTTGCGTACCTCGTTAATAGTCGGACTTAATAATCTTTTATAAATCAATACATTATGGCAAAGAAAGCAACAACAAAGAAACTCGAGATCTCGCTCAACGTCAAGGAGCGAGTCCTCTTTCCGGGGATCCTCCCGAACTCCGGCAAGAAAATCGAAATGATCCTCGTCTCCGACCTCCTCAAAAAGGTCGAATTTACTCCGATCGAGGTTGCCGAGCTCGGACTCAAGGATATCGGCGGCGGCCGGGTCCGTTGGGATCCTCGCAAAAACGGCGAGAAATCGATCGAGCTTACCAAAGAGCAAGCCGAGATCCTCAAGAGGGTATCGGAGGAATACGACAACGAGGGTAAGGTTACTCTCGACCTCCTCCCGATCTTTGAGAAAATTGACGCTCTCGAGATCTAATTACGGCTCCTTGGCGTCTATTAGACGCAAAATTATTATAACTTTGTTACGTAATCTTTAATCGTTTTGAACAATGGTAAATGAAAACCGATCCGGAGAGACCACCTCTCTCCAAGTCGCCAAAATGGGAGTCCTCGATTGTGCGTCCGGGGACTTTGCCCTCAACGACGGCGGCGACGGCGGATTTCTCGTCAAAAACGACGGAGCGGCTCCGGTAATGCTCAAGGTACGCCTCCTCGGTATGAAAGATACCGACGACCTTATCGAGACCCGTTTTTACGTCGGTTGGAATCCCGAGATAGTCCGCTTTGTGAAACAAGACGCAAGTATCTCAAACCTCAAATACGGTATCTAATATGGGTATTCTTATCGGTATCGGGCAACAAGATCCGTCTTTTGCCTACAACTATTATTACGGCGTCGAGTTTGACTCCTCGGTCGCCGCTACGACCGGTACGAGGCTCGGTCTCGACACCTTGCACGCCTCCGTACCGATCCAAAGCAATATGAAACGTTGCGTCCTCAAGGACGACGGTACGGTCAACTACTACCTTGGTGCCAACGACTCCACCAAGACCGCCGCCGGCGGTACCGCCGATCTCTCCGGAGCGGACGGTCAAGTTATGGTCGAGATCCCGGCCCACTACCGCCGTTTTGAGACCGAGGGTACCAAGCAACGTTGTTACCTCTCCGAGTACGCCCTCCCGGGCTTTACACTCGTCCCCAAGAGCTACGTCTCCGCCTACGAGGCAACCGTCGAAAGAGCTACAAGCAAGCTCGCCTCCGTCGTCAACTTGACGGCCGCTTACCGAGGCGGCGGCAACAACGCCTCCCGAGACGATCAGCCAAACACCGATCTTGGTAAGCCGGCGACCGAAATCTCGCTTACCAATTTCCGTACGTACGCCCGTAATCGAGGCGCAAGCGGCGAGCACAAGTGGAATTGCTATACGTATGACGTCCACAAGACCTTGACTTGGCTCTTTATGGTCGAATACAACAACCGCAACTCCCAAGACACGTACCACGCCGACCTCGACCAAAGCGGTTTCCACTACGGCGGCCTCGGCCCCGGCGTCTCGACAATTGCCTCCGGCGATTGGAACACCTTTAACGGATACCACCCGTTTGTACCTTGCGGAACGACCAACTCGCTCGGCAACAAGACCGGCGTCGTAACGTACGCCCTCCCGGCCTCTTGGGGATCCGGATCCGTTTCGGTTTCCGTACCCTCGTACCGAGGCGTCGAAAATCCTTTCGGGCATATTTGGAAATGGACCGACGGCGTCCTCTTTGATATCGACGCCGATACCGTCTCCAAGGCCCTTACTTGCCCGGATCCGGCGAATTACGCAAGCTCTATCTCCGAGCACTACGTCTATAAGACGGACGTTGCTCGTACCGATGGCTATGTAAAGACGATCGGTTTCGGCGAGGAGGGCGATATATTCCCGACGGCCGTCGGAGGATCCTCAAGTACGTATTTCTGCGACTATTGGTACACCTCGCTACCCTCCTCGGGGCACTCAACGAGGGGCCTTTTGGTCGGCGGCGCTGCGGACGGTGGTGCGTATTGCGGCTTTGCGTGCTTGGACTCGTACTATGCGCCCTCGTATGCTGGTGCGTATGTCGGGTCCCGGCTTTGCTTTATCCCGGAGGCGGCGTAAGCCGACTCAATGCGACCCGGCCTCGTAGGGGCCGGGGGTAATAATCGAGATCGGGGTTTACTCGTCCGACAAGGCGAGACCGAGGTACGAAAAAGACTCGGGTCCCCGATTTCTTAAATAGTTTGACAATGGAAAAAACGGTTACGTCCCCTCGGGGCCTTTTGGTCGGCGGCAATGCGAACAATGGTGCGAATTGCGGCTTTGCGTACTTGAACTCGAACAATGCGCCCTCGAATACTAATGCGAATATCGGGTCCCGGCTATACTTATCACAACCAAAAGATTTTAGTTGGGGGCGGACCTTGGCTCTCGCCAAAAGATAACATATCCGAAAGTCGGTTTGGTAGGTTAACTCTCGACGGACCGACGAAAGATAAGCAAACACGATGAAACGATACGGAAACTTATATCCAAAGGTTTACGACCTCGAAAACCTCCGCCTCGCCGAAAGGAAAGCCCGTAAGGGCAAGGCCAACCGGGAGGAGGTAAAGCGTTTCGAGGCCGATCTTGAGGCCAATCTCTCGACCCTGCAAGCGGAGTTGAGGGACAAGACGTATAAGACCTCTCCGTATCATACTTTCAAGATCTACGAGCCCAAGGAGAGAGAGATCTCCCGTCTCCCTTTCCGGGACCGGATCGTACACCACGCAATAATGAACGTACTCGAGCCGCTATGGGTTGGGATCCTCTCGACCCGGACGTACGCTTGCGTGAAAAAACGGGGCATACACGGGGCCGCAAAGGCCGTCCGTAAGGCCCTTGCACTCGATCCCGAGGGGACGACCTTCGCCGCCAAGGGAGATGTCAAAAAGTATTACCCGAGTATCGACCACCTCGTCCTCAAGACCTTGGTCCGGAAAAAGATCAAGGATCCGGATCTCCTTTGGCTTATCGACGAGATAATCGACTCGGCTCCGGGCTTGCCGATCGGCAACTATCTTTCCCAATACCTCGCCAACGTTTACCTTTGCTATTTCGACCACGACCTCAAGACTTGTTTCGGCCTCAAGGATAATCCGGCGGCCCTGCAAGCCTATTTCTCCCGGTACCTATATTTCCGGGTCGGGGACCGGCCGATCAGCGAGGAGGAGCGGCAACGATATTGGGCCGATTGGGTCAAGGCGGTCCGGGATCTTAAGCACTATTTCCGGTACGCCGACGATTTCGTCGTCCTCCACTACGACAAGGCTTTCCTCCACGTACTAATAGAGTTTATCGCCCTTTATCTCGGGGCGGAGCTCAAGTTGACGGTAAAGGGGAATTGGCAAGTTTTCCCGGTCGAGATCCGGGGGATCGATTTCGTCGGGTACGTATTCCGGCACGCCTATACGTTGGTCCGCAAGGTAATCAAGCAAACGTTTTGGCGCAAGGTTATCCGGGCCCTTAAATCCTCAAAAGAGCTTACCAAGAAAAGGCTTATCCATACCGTTTGCTCCTATTACGGTTGGTGCCTCCATTGTAACGCTAAACACCTATTACAAACAATCTTTAATCGTTTCGACAATGAAATCAAATTGCGTATCCCAAAGGCCGTCGCCGTTTATTGATCTCGGTAACGGTCGTTTCCACTACAATTACAACGTCGTCGAGGGGACCAAGGAGAGCGAAAACGGCGAGCCCGTCGTTTCTTTCGACTATGATACCGCCGAAATCCTCGGTATCCCGAACTACTCCAAGACCGTCTCGGCCGTAATCCGTAACAAGTACACCGCCGACAAGGAGATCGCCCTTATCAACGGCTACAACCGTTATAAGATCGCCTCCACCACCGACCGAGATCCCAACGATCTTGCGGAGTACAAGGCTTACCTCGACGAGGTTGAGGAGATCAAGGCAATGGTAAAGAGCGATATTATCGCCGCCGGCTACGAGGTTGACGACTAATTTGATAGGCCGATGAAACGTTTTTCCGATTTTGGTATAGTAAACTCGGATCCTTTCCGGGGCCACCGCAAGATAGATATCGAGGAGGTCTTTGACAAGGAGATCGAGGTAACGGCGTACGAGATCGCCGAGTCCAAATACTTTGAGGAGGACTCCAAGCGGTCCAAAAACGCTTACCCTTATTGTCTCAAATTGGGTTTTATAATGGACGGAAAGGAGCTCCTTACTTTTACCGGATCCAAAAACCTCGTCGAGACGATCAAGCAGATCCCACAATCGGAGTTGCCGTTTTCAACGACTATCAAAAAAGGTAAAGACCGGACTTATTATTTCACTTAAAAAGGGAGTAATTATGGAGCAAATTCGTAGTCTTATCGCTTGTATCCTTGCGGCCGTAATGGCGTATTTTGCGCCGGTCGGGAGTATCTTTCTCGGGGTCGCTTGGGTATTTCTTGTAAACTTTCTTTTTGGCCTCCTCAACGGGGTAATCGTCAAAAAGGAGGGTTTCTCTTTCCGCAAGGCCTTTTCTTGCATTGTTGAGGCAATGATCCTCTATATCCTTATGGTCTCGATCTTTTTCGTCGGAGACCGTATCGGCAATCCCGAGGGGGCAATGCAATGTATTACGGCCGTTGTGTACGCCTTGATCTACTTTTATACGGTCAATGTCTTACGAAACCTCAAAGGGCTTTTCCCGGGCAACTCGACCCTCCGTTTCCTTTATTGGATCCTCTCGATCGAGTTTGTCCGCAAGATCCCTTTTATAGGCAATTATCTCGACCAATTCAACAACGAGAATAAGGAGGCCGACAAATGAAAATGCCGATTATCCTTATCGACAACGGGCACGGTAAAGAGACTCCGGGGAAACGCTCCCCGGACGGCTCTTTCCGGGAGTACCGTTACGCCCGGGAGATAGCCGCCGGGATCGCCTCGGTCCTCACTATCGAGGGATATACGACTTTTCTCCTCGTAAAGGAGGAGGAGGACGTACCTCTCAAAGAGAGGGTCGAGAGGGTCAAGGCCTATTGCCGGCGATACGGTACGGCCAACGTAATCCTCGTCTCGGTCCACGTCAACGCCGCCGCCAATTCCGGTTGGAATAACGCCCGGGGTTGGTGCGTTTATACCTCTCCGGGAGAAACGGAGTCCGATAAGCTCGCAACGATATTGCACTCGGCCGCCGTCGAGGAGCTTGAGAAAGGTAGCTACAAGGAGACTTTCGCCGCCGGAAAGCAAAAGCCGGTCCGGTCCGATTGGTCGGACGGCGATCCCGATTGGGAGGCCGCTTTCTATATGTTGACGAAAACTCCTTGCGTTGCCGTTTTGACGGAAAACCTTTTCCAAGACAACCGGGAGGACGTCGATTTCCTCCGGTCCGACGCCGGCAAGGGTGCGATTATCAACCTCCACGTTGAGGGGATCGAGAGATATCTCAACTCCAAGAAATGAAAAAAATCCTTTCCTCAATCCTTTTGTTGTACCTCTTGGTCGGGTGCGGAGTCGTCAAGAAAACGGCGATCTCCGCCTCGACGGAGGTATCCACGTCGCAAAGCTCGAGCGACTCAAGCTCGGTATCTACGTACGTCGATACGACCAAGACCGAGGGCTCGACGATCTCGATTATCAAGATCGAATTTTACCCGGACGAAAACGGCCCAAATCCGGCCGTCAACGATCCGGCGGATAACTTACCCACCGACCCGGAGAAAGTCCCGGAGGCGGCTCCGGAGAGGCCAAAGCGGCCCGGATCCGGGGCTACTATAAACGTCGGGGGTAAGACGATCTCCGGCAATATCAAATCGGCCGAGATTATCGAGATCAACAAGGAGTCCAAGACCAACGGGGTATCGGAGTCCAAGACCGAGACCCAAAGCTCGGAGGCCTCGAGCTCCGAGAGCTCCTCGTCGATCGAAAAGACCGAGACTCCCCAAAAGGATCCTCGCCGTTTTTTGTGGTTGGCGATCCTTATCGGAGTGGGCCTCGTTGCCTTGCTCGTCGTTTACTACAAGTTTCTCAAGCCGCTCGGTCTCGGGGGCAAGATCAAATCTTTCCTCGAGACGCTTGGTTTATTCCGTAAAAAGACGTAATTTTGCGTCGTTGTTGCGGTTGCCTCCTTTGAGGTAATTGCTTTCGGGAGTCCGGTTATCCGGGCTCTCACTTTTTGAAAGAAAGGATCTTTGTTTTACTATTGTTTTACCTCGCAAAGAGCCGTATTTACAAGTTATTGATAATCAGTATCCCAACGAGCTTGGGGCGATTGATTCATAATCTTGCACACTCTCCGGCCGGAAAAACATTTGGCGAGGTAGCTCAGTTGGTTAGAGCGTATGATTCATAATCATAAGGTCCCCGGATCATAGCCGGGCCTCGCTACTGAAAATCAAGGAGTTTCGGGTTTCCGGAGCTCCTTATTTTTGTATCCGGATCTCCGCCGGCCGACGAGCTTGAAACGCCGGATCCGGTTTCTCGCCGTTTTTCTCCGTCGGCAATTACCAACAAATTTGCGTATATTTGCGGAGCATTGTTTTACTATTGTTTTACCAAAGCGGCGAAAAATGGCAATTACCCTCAAGCCGGTCGTCCTCAAGCATAACCTCCGGGACGACGATACGTACAACGTCAAGATCCGGGTAACTCTCAACCGGCGGAGCTCATATATTGGTACGGAGCATTACGTACCCAAGCGAAAGATCGGCGACAATGGCGAGATCAAGGACCAATTTATCCTCGACGAGGTCAACAACGATATCCGCCGGCTCCGTACCGAGGTCTCCAAGCTCGGGGCCAAGGTCAACAAGTTTACGGCCTCCTCTCTCGCCGAGTTTCTCGCCGGAAAGCGCAACCCGGGCACCGATACCGGTATCGACTTTATCGCCTACTCCCGGCGCAAGATCGCAGATATGAAACGACGGGGCCAAGGGCCGACCGGATCCTCGTACGAGTATTCGATCAACAAGCTCGTAAAGTACCTCAAGGCCGAGACTCTCGAGATCAAGGATATTACGGTCAAGTTTCTCCGCCGGTACGAGCAATACCTCCGGGACGAGGGTCTCGGATCCCGGGGGATCGAGTCCAACCTTGCGGCGATCCGGGCTCTCTTTAACTTTGCCAAGGACGAGTACAACGACGAGGATCTCGAGGATATCCGGATCTCGCATTACCCTTTCGCCAAGTACAAGATCCCAAAGGCCGATATCCCGGAGCAACGGGCCCTCAAGATCGAGGAGATCGTCAAGATCGCCGGTTATCAGTACAAGCCGGCGAGCAAGTACGATCCGCTCAAGGGGACGAGCCGGCCGGAGCTCGCCCGGGACGTATTCCTCCTCTCTTTTTTTCTCGTCGGGATCAATACCAAGGATCTCTACGAGCTTACGGCGGCCAACGTCAAGGACGGGTACCTTACGTACAACCGGAGCAAGACCCGGAGACGCCGCCGGGACAAGGCGGAGACCCGGATCAAGATCTTGCCGGAGGCCGAGGAGCTCCTCTCCAAATACGCCGATCCGACGGGCAAGGCCCTCCTCTCTTTCCACGTCCGTTACTCCAATTACCGGACCTTTAACTCAAACGTCAACAAGGGCCTCAAGGACGTCGGAGACGCCGTCGGGATCGAGGATCTCGAGTATTACGCCGCCCGGCATAGTTGGGCGACGATCGGCCGTAACGATTGCGGCGTCTCGACCGACGATATCTCTCTCGGCCTCAATCATACCGATTTTCAACGCAAGGTAACGGAGGGCTATATTACCAAGGACTACTCCTTGATCGATAAGGCTAACGAAAAGATCGTCGAGCTTTATCGGAAAACGGCGAAAAACGAACAAGATCCGGCCGAAATTGAACAAAACCCGACGGAAATTGCACAAAAATAGCCGAAAATTGAACAATCTCCGGCTAAAATTGAACAATTACCGATGCAAAATCGGCCCGGCTCCGAGGAGCAACCACTCGGGCGAGACTCCGTAATCCCGGATCAGTATTACAAGGAGGTGCAACGGAAACTCCCGTTGAGGCTCCCGGAAAAGACGGACAAGGTTACGCCGGTTGAAACCGTACCGGTCGCAAAAGAGGTAAAACTTGTCGATCCGCCCGATCTCGACGAGGTAATCGATCGCCTCTTTTGTCCGCCGGTTTATTTCTTGTCCGATCTCGTTTTGCATACTCCGACCTCCATTGCTTTTTGTACTCTCTCGGCGAGGGTACGGTTTCGCTCCTCGAGCTTTACCTCCCAAAAGGGGATCCGGGACGGATCCGGGTATCCTCCGCCTATAACGCTCTCGAGATCCTCGATCTCCTCCGGATCCATTACCGGGAGATATTTCTCGACGGCGAGGAGATAATCGATCCGGCCGCCGATCCTCCGGCGGAAATCCCTTACGGTCTCCGGCACGACGTACGGCTCGCCCTCCCCGAGGAGGAGCCAACGGGCGTCGATATCGGGGTACAATCGCAAGATCGTAAGGACCGGCTCGAGGCCGACGGATCCTCCGGGGCTTGCGATCTTGTTGACGTATTGTTGCGATACGCCGATCAGCTTTGCAAAGCTCGGCCGGCTCCCGGCCTTGGCCTTGATTACAAAATCAATCCTTTCGTTTATCGTTTCCATACTCAATACCTATAATTAACCTCCGGGGCGTACACTTTCCCGGACTTGTACGAGGCGACGAGACGTACCGTTATCTCGCCGGTATCCGGCACGAGGGCCGAGAAAGAGTCCTCGACGCCCTCCGGGATAATATCGTCCCGGTCCCACGTCCGGCCAAGCTCGGCCGTATCGGTAAGATCCCGGGGCTTTCCGTTGACCTCCCACCGCCGGGAGACAAGAGCGTCCGACGGGGCCCGTACGATGAAAAACGAGACGACGGGAGAGGATCCGTCCCGGAGTTGGACGATCGCCTCTCCGTTTTCGGCGAGGATCATATATCCGTCGGTTTCCTCGGATCCCGGCAACTCCGCCGGCGAGCACCCGGCCAAGATTGCGGCCGTTGCAAGGGATATGATTTGTTTCGGTTTCATACTTTTGCCTCCGGATTAAGGCCGGCCTCCGAGATTACACCCTCGAGGCGACCGATCTCCCGGTTGAGGCGACCGATCTCCGCCTCTTTCTCCTCCACTACCTTATAAGGTGCGATCTTTTTGTCGGCAAACATTTTCAAGAGGGCCTCCGATATCGAGTCGGCGGCCGACTCAAGCAACTCCCGGTAACTCGTAGTCGATCCGGGCGTATCGTCGTACCCGGAGATCCGGAAAGCGTCGATAACCGATACCTCGAGCCAACTACAAATACTCTCAATTTTTGATAGGGGTATCCGCTCGTTGCGGATCGTGCGATTTACATTATTGGGCTCAATTTCGAGAAATCGGGCAAGATCCGACTTGGTTTTCCCTTTGAGGGCCAAGATTTTTTCAAAATCTATCATACTAATAATCAGCGATTTAAGTTTTTAATCAAAAATTTCTTGCAAATTTCTCTCAAAAATCGATACAACCTATCGAAATTTGATATATCTTTGCACCGTGAGAGTTAAAATCGCACGGACAAAGATAGCAAAACTTAATTATTTCGTCTAATGGAAACAAAGAAATTATCGCTCAAGGATTGTTACGAGTCGCTCGGCAAGCCGCAAAAGATCCTCCGGGAGAGGATTGCCGACGAGTGCGGAGTAACGGCCGCAACCGTTTTCCGTTGGCTCGCCGGGGAGGTAATCCCCGACAAACTCAAGAGAGAGAGGGTCGTCAAGATCGTCTCGGATTTTATCCCCGGAGTCAAGGAGGAGGATCTTTTCCCGGAGTGCTCCAAGTAATCAATTTCAAAAACCGCAACAACAATGGAAAGAGTAACAACAAGTCAAACAATCCCAATGGAAAAGAGACAACGTATTGTCAAAAAGGGTTGGTTTCGCTCGCTCAAATGGTGGCAAAAGATTATCTACGTCGATTGGGCGTTGTCTTTCTGCCTCTTGTGTATGATCGAGGAGCCAATGTGGGCTATATTCGGCAACGTCGCCAATTTTGCGATCTCGTCGTTTCTCCTCAACAAGTTTGTCCCGGTTCCGGAGGACTAATACGCAACAACAATGGAAATCGAGATCTTTGAATTAAGAAATTTGCTCAAGGACGCCGCCGAGCTCGGCGCAACCAAGGCCCTTATCGCCGTCGGTCAAATACCGGAAATGATATCCCAAACCGAGGCTTATAAACTATACGGAGAGAGCGTTGTAAAACGTTGGGTCCGGGAGGGTCTTGTCAAGCGGCACAAAGACGGCGACGCTACGTCCAAGGTCCGATACTCAAGGATCGACCTCGATCTCCTCGCAAGATCAAACAACCGGGCGACCTATCTCCCGACCAATGAAAGATAGACAACCTTATTTATAAACAATTAAATCGCAACAACAATGAGTACAAGCGAACACGAGGGCCTCGTCCCTCAAACCGTCCTCGAGCCAACCGCTCTTGAGGTCCTTAATCGATCCGAGATCGATATCCAAATCGCAACCGCCAAGCAGTATCCACGAGATCTCAAGAGGGTCCTCGGCAACGTCCGGGCCTACGCTACGATCGACGAGGAGACCGCCGAGGATTGCTTTTACGCTCTCAAGCGAGGCAAAGGATCCGACGAAAACCTTATCGAGGGTATCTCCGTCCGCCTCGCCGAGATCTTTGCCTCTTGTTGGGGTAATCTCCGGGTACAAACCCGTATTACGGCCAACGACGGCAAGACTATTACCGCCCAAGGCATTTGCCACGACCTCGAGTCCAATCTCGCCGTTTGCGTTGAGGTAAAGCGTCGTATTACCGACCGCCAAGGCCGTACTTTCTCCGATGATATGCAGGTCGTAACCGGCAACGCCGCCTCGGCGATCGCTTTCCGTAACGCCGTCCTCAAGGTTATCCCCAAGGCCGTTACCAAGAAAGTTGTCAACGAGATCAAGCTCGTCGCCCTCGGTCAAGCCGGCGACGTAGAGAGCAAGAGGGCCGCTACGATCAAGTGGTTTAATCAGCGAGGCGTAACAACCGAGCAGATCCTCAACTATATCGAGGCCGATTGCGTCGAGAATATCGACGCCGAAAAGCTCCTTACGCTCCGCTCGACCGCAACCGCTATCAAGGAGGGTACAACCACCGTCCAAGAGACTTTCGGGGCCAAGGTAGCCGACTCCAACGCCCAAGCCAACAAGATCCGGGAGGCCGCCGCAAAGACCGCCGCCGCCCAAGCCGAGGGCACCAAGTAAGTAACAACCTTTTAATAATTCGTAACTATGTGTAAATCAAGCGAAAACACCCAAACGGGGGGGGTAAATACTCCGAGCTCTCCAACAAAGTTGAGAGTTTAATGAACGAGATCTCCGAGGTTAAAGGCTCCGCAATCATTATGATATCGATCGGAGATCCGGAGAAAGAGGACGGCCACAACGCAACAACCGCAATGGTTGGCAAGCGAGGCGATCTTATGGAAATGGTCGCACACGTCGCCGCCCACCCGAAGGGGAAAGATATCGTAAGCGTTATTACCGACGGCCTTATGATCGGTCTTATTATGAAAGGCGGATCCAAGGACAAGTAAACCTCGAATAAATTTCCGGGCCGGATCTCCGGCTACAACGGCACCGGCCCGGGTTTCAATCAACAAGTCAAACCAAGTAAATTAAAGCAATTATGGCAAAGAATTATATCGCAACAACAAAGCCGATCAAGATCAAATCCGAAAACCACGCCGCTTGGCTCGAAAACCGCAAGGGCGGTATCGGCTCCTCCGAGGTCGCTACGATCCTCGGTCTCAATCCCTACGAGAGCAAGCACGCTCTTTGGCTCCGCAAGACCGGCCAAGCTCCGGCAAAGGAGGAGACTTTCTTTATGAAAGCCGGCCACTATCTCGAGGACGCCGTCGCCAAGTTTTTCGAGGACGAGTCCGGTTATACCGTAATCAAGAGCTCCGCCGACGAGGATATCTACGTCCACCCGGAGTACGAGTGGGCCCGAGTCTCTCCGGACCGTACGTTTTGGCTCTCCGGTACCCGTAACGATGAAAAGGGTATCCTTGAGTGCAAGACCACCCAAAGGGAGATCGATCCGGACAATATCCCTCCGTATTGGTTTACCCAAATCCAATATCAGCTCGGCGTAATGGGCCGCAAGAAAGGGGCTCTCGCTTGGCTCTCCGCCGGTCGAGTATTCGACTACCGGGAGATCGAGTTTGTCCCCGACTACTTTAATTGGATTATGGAGGAGGCGGAGAAATTCTACGTCGAGAATATCCTCGGAGGCAAGGAGCCGGATCTTACGACCGTTGAGGACGTGCTCTACAAGTATCCGACAAGCAATCCCGGCACCTTTGTAGAGGCCGCCGACGAGATCGCCCAAGCCGTCGCCGAGCTCAAGGAGAAAAAGGCCGCCAAGTCCGCTATTGAGACGGATATCGCCGCCCTCGAGGAAAAGATCAAGGTCGCTTTCGGCGAGGCCGAGGCCCTCAATTACCAAGGCTTTACCCTTGCCACTTGGAAAACGGCCAAGAGCTCGAGCAAATTCGACGACAAGGCTTTCAAGCTCGATAATCCGGAGCTTTACGAAAAGTACGTCAAAGAGATCCCCGGATCTCGCCGTTTCTTGGTAAAATGATCCTTATTTCAAATCGGGACCGGGAGGAGGTATTACGCCTCCTCTCGCTCTCGAAACCTTATGTAAAGGCCGCAATTGAGGCCAAAAAGGGCAAGAAAGCCGTCCGGGAGAGAGAACTCCTCCGACGGATCTTTGTCCTCGAGAAAAGCCTCAAAAAGAGGCCTACAATAGAAAACCGCAACGACAAAACAAAATAAGAAAATGGCTTTAAGAGATCAACCTTATCTCCCGTTGTACGTCCAAGATTTCTTGACGGACGAAAAGCTCGCCGAGTGCTCCGCCTCGGCCAACGGGGTTTATATTCGGATTATGTGCCTTATGCACAAATCGGAGGAATACGGCAAGATCTCTCTCAAGGAGAAAGATATTTGCCGAGGCAAAAGTATCGGCAAAGCCTCCGGCAAATACGGCGGCAAAGTCGAGATTTTTGCCGGAAAACTTGCAAGGCATTTGCCGTACGACTTTGACGAAATCGAGGCCGGTTTGACCGAGCTCCTTGACGAGGGAGTCCTCTCGATCGAGGATAATACCCTTTGCCAAAAACGTATGATCCGGGACGCCGAAATCAGCGAGAAACGGGCCGTAAGCGGTCGCCGAGGGGCTCAAGCAAGCAACGGACGCTATGATAATCCCAATCCTCAACCCGATAATTTTGCCGAGCAATTTGCCGAGGCAAAAGAGGCGGCAAACTCTGAAAATGAATATGAAAATAATAATGATATTGAAAATGATAAAGAAAAAGGGTTTGCAAAGGGGAAAGGTAAAGGCAAGGCCGTTGAGGTTGAGATAGTCGAGGACGCCGAGTTTGACGCTTTCAAGACTTGGATCGATACCAACGCTCCCAAGGTCTCCAAAATGGAGGAGCCCTTTACCCGGGATCAGTATTACGCAATCCTCCGGGATTACCGGATCGAGGACGTCAAGCATACCCTCGAGGCAATGCACAATTACAAGAAACTTGCGACCCGGTCGGCGTACCTTACTTGCCGTAATTGGCTCCGTCGGGATAATGTACCGACCCTCGCCGGATCTCCGGAGACTCCGGCCGGCAATCCGTCGGGAAAGGTAGGATCCGCCCTTGGTGCGATCGCCGGGGCTTTGAGGAAATAAGGAGGCCCGGCTATGGATACCAACGCTCTTGTACCTATTTTGCCGGCCTCCGAGGCCGTCGCAACGACCCGGATCAAGGAGATCCCGGAGATCTACAATCCTCTCGTCGTATTGATCGGATATATCCACCTCCTCCGGGGGCAAAAGCCCGATACCGACGAGCTCGTCTTTCAAGCCTCGGAGCTCGAGAGGGAGCTCAAGGATAATTACTCCTATCTTACCCTCGAGGAGGTCCGTTTCGCCCTCGAAAACGGCGTAAAAAAGAGATACGGAGACTATTTCGGCCTCAACGTCGTATCGTATATCGAGTGGCTTGACGCCTACAAGAAAAGCGATATCCGCCGCAAGGCCGTCGAGGAGCTCCGGATCAAGTCCTTACCGCCGGCTCCGCCCGTCGATCCGATCCTCCGGGCCAAGGAGTCGCTCCTACTCGAGTACAACTTTTGGAACGAGAAAAAGTCCTTTTTTTGGTGCCCGGATCCGAGCCTCGGATATCAGTACGCAACCGATACCGGCTTGATCTCGCCCACCAAGGAGGAAAAGCTCAAGGCCGCCGAGAAAGCACGTACCAAGATCGTAAACGAGCTCTCCGCCGAAACGACGAAAGCCGAGGCAAAGGGCGACAAGTGGACGTACGATACTAATATAGTGCTATTAAATGAGTATAGAGAGAAAGATCTCTCTCAACTATTATTAGAGAAAGAATTATTACGCCGGTACTCCAAGAAATACCTCCTTATTGACTATTTCGAGGAGATCCAAAGGCAAGGATCCGATCTCAAAACAATACTCAATATCGCCGATTGATACAAAAAATAACGTTTTCAACCGGGATTTAGTGCAAAAACAATTATCTTTGTGTCTAATAGAAACAAAATGTATTCAAACACTATGGCAACGACCAAGGCGTATATCGTTGGATCCAACCTCCAAGCAAGACAAAACGACGGACTCCTCAAAGAGCTCGCCGATTACGGTCTTGAGCCGGTAAACCTTGACTCTACAAGCCTAAAACCGATATCTTTCCTCCGGGCAAAGGTCCTCGTCGATATGGACGGACGAAAGGATCGACTCGAGATCAAGATCGGCGAAAAACTCGGAAAGAGGGTCGTAACGCTCGCCGAGGTAAAAAAAATGAACGCAAAAAAAGCGGACGAGCTCCGGACCAAGGTCTTGAGCTTTGTCGAGAGAGCGGTCGCCAACAAAAAGATCGCTTTCCTCAACGATGATCCGAGGATCGATACCTTTCTCGAGGTAACGGAGGCCCTCGGGGTAATTTGGAAAGAGGAGATCGCCCTCGAGACGGACGACAACCCGTTTGGGATCGACCGGGAGGAGGAGCGTCGTTTCTATATCTACAAGTCCGAGAGGGACGGATACCTTTTCGGCATTAAGGGAGGGACCCGGGAGTATTTCGATGCGGCCGGGGAGATCCTTATCAGTCCGGAGGAGTTTATCGACGCCGTCGAGGACTCCAAGATCCGGGATATAATTAGCAACCAACGTTAAATCAAAATACTCCAAGAAATGAGACCTACTGAATTTCCCGAAATGAACTCGGTTTACGGAAAAGGATCCAAGAGATTTCTCCCGTTACCGGCACACACAACCGGAGCCGGACACGTTATTACGTGTTGGAAACCGACGATCAAAGACCGTATCAAGATCCTTATTACCGGCCGTATTTGGTGCTCCCAATTGACCGATAAAAAGGGTTTGCAACCTCAATACCTTACCGCCAACCGCCTCGATATCTTTACCTACGAGGGCAAAGATCGCCCGTTTGAGGCCAAGGTAAGGGACTTTTTCGCCAAGATCCTTGCTCCGATCGGTATCAAGATCCGCAAGAGCTCGGAGTTTAAGATTACCCGTACTCCCCGTAAATCCCTCGGATCCGAGGAGAAATAAGCCGCCGATATGAGCCTCAACAAATTACAACTTATCGGTTACGTTGGAGCCGATCCGGAGGTACACACAATCCCCGGAGGACAAACGGTTGCCAACGTCTCGCTCGGTACCACCGAGAGAGGTTTCAAGACCCGGGACGGCCGGGATATCCCCGATCGTACGGAGTGGCACGCTCTCGTATTTTGGGGCCGGTCCGCCGAGGTAGTCGGAGAGTACGTCAAGAAAGGGACGCAACTCTACGTCGAGGGAAAGATCCGTACGAGATCTTGGGACGAAAACGGCGTCAAGAGATACAAAACCGAGTGCCTCGTCGATAATTTCGAGATCCTCGGCCGCAATACCAACAACAACGACGGAGGATCCAAATCCAACGGTACAACCGCAAGGGCAACGGGCCAACCGGCCGCCGATCCCGGTCCCGGAAACCCGGACGATCTCCCGTTTTAACAACTAATTTCAAGCGATATGGAAAATGAGATCAAGAAATCCGGCATTTGTCGCAAGTGCGGCAAAGAGACCGACAATTTGAAAGTAACGATCGACTCGGCGGTCTCCGACGAGCCCGTTGAGGTTTGCCCCGAGTGCTACGAGGAGATCGAGGTCTCCAACGAGCTTTTCGCCAAGGCCACCCTCGTCGGGTGCGGCGTTGTGTTTATCTTCGCTTTCCTTATTCTCCTCGTCGCTTTAATCGTCAAGAGCGTATGTTAGCCTATATCCGATCTTGTAAGTATTGCGGCAATAATCCGCAATGTAAGCTCAAGCAAGAGATCCGAGACCGCCTCAAGGATCTCAAGCTCGATGCAACCGCCGTCGTTAACTGCAAGAAAGCGATCCCGTACGCCTCCAAGGGCGAGAGGATCTATTTCTCGGTTTACAATCCAACTCCGGAGGACGCCGAGCCCAAGGAGGAGGGTTTTGTTGTTTCCGGCCGCCTCGTCGGATATATCTTTGACAAGTACGGGCACGTCCGTAACTACGTCGTAAAGATCCCTCGCAAATGGTCGCCGTACTTTGAGATCTACAACGGCCCCGGTTGTCGGGAGGATCTTTATTGGATCGACGGAGAGTCCGCCGCAAACCAATTCCCGGAGGCCAAGCTCGCCGAGGACGAGATCCTTGTTTTCCCTCGCTTTACTGCGATCCAACGCCTCGATCAATGAGCAAGGGATATTTTACTCTCGCCGAGGCCGCAAGGCTCTCCGGGATATCGGCAAAGGATCTTGTCGCCGCCGGGACCAAGTTGAGGGACCAAGTCGGGACCAAGTCAAGGCCCCGGACGCCAAAGGCCAAGAGATCCAAGCCGGCACCGGCACCCGAGACCGACGTCTTTACCGGGATCGTCCGGTCGGAGCTCGGTCTTGAGTGCGTAAAGGAGCTCAAGTTTGCGCCGGATCGCCGTTGGCGTTTCGACTATGCGATACCGGAGTACAAGATCGCCCTCGAGGTTGAGGGGGGCACCTACAAGAGGCGAGAGTATATCGCCGCCGACGGTATGATCGTTACGACCACCGGAGGCCGGCACAATTCCTCGAGAGGTTTCCTCGGGGATATGGAGAAATATAATACCGCAACCGTCCTCGGTTGGAGGATCCTCCGGACGATACCGGACAAGCTCCTCTCGGGAGAGACTCTCGATATGATCCGGGACGTAATAAGTAACAACTATGGGAAAAGTTGACGTAATATACGAGAGCCGGCGAAAGGCCAAGGAGGCCCGACTCGAGATCGTCGCCGAGCTTTATGCCAAGGGCAAGTCGTATTCCAAGATCCGTACGGAGGTAATGGAGCGTCTTGGCCTTGAAACGTATTCCAAGGCAACCGTCGAAAAGGACGTAAAGACCTTGCTCAAGGAGTGGAGGGAGGCCCGTCTCGAGGATATGGACGAGGCGATTACCCTTTTCCTTGAGCGCAACCGCAACCACTACGAGGAGACGTACGCCGCTTGGGAAAATTCCAAGGTCGAGGAGACGACGACCAAGTTACCGCCTCTTGGAGAGGAGGGATTGGATCCGTCCGGAGAGGTTGAGGTAACAAGAAAGGTCTCGCCGGGCGAGTGGCGTTTTATGGAGCTACTTACCAAGATCGAGGACCAACGGGCAAAGATCCTCGGATTGTATGCACCGGAGAAACAAGAGATAACCGGCCGGGACGGAGGATCGCTTTTCCCGTCCTTTGCGGATCTTGATCTCTCCAAATTGTCGGACGAGGAAAAGGCGGAGCTCCTCGAGCTCGCCCGTAAAGCCGGAGCGTAATGGGAAAGATCGCCAATTTATCGGACCTTTTGACCGCCGTCGAGAGAGAGGCTTGTACCAAGTCTCTTTTTGAGTTTGTGCGGTCTTTTTGGGGCGTTATTATCCCCGAGGAGCCGGTTTACAATTGGCATATCCCGTACCTTTGCTCCGAGCTCGAGAAATTGACAAGATATATCGTCGCCCGTAAGCCCAAGCCCTACGACTTGATTATCAATATACCGCCCGGTACGTCGAAATCGACGATCGTTACGATTATGTGGCCCGTATGGATATGGACCCAAGACCCGACGATCCGGACGATTACCAATACCTACTCCGAGGATCTCTCGATCGAGCTTGCAACCAAGTCTCGAGATATCATACAATCGGAGAAATTTCGCCGGCTCTTTCCCGAGATACAACTCCGCCGGGACAAGTCCGGAAAGCAGTCGTACGAGAATACCGCAACCGGGGCCCGGTACACCACCTCAACCGGCGGTACGATTACCGGTAAGCACGCCCACTTGATTATAAACGACGATCCGCTCAATCCCAAGCAAGCGGAGTCCGAGGTAATGAGAAAGACGGCTTGC